AGCGGGTTGAGGAGTTTGCCCTCATCCTGGCCTCTAACAAGTTTTGCAGTTTGAGGCGTATTGTCGGTAAAAGGAACCCAACACTTTGGAAAGAAATGTTGGACTACGAAATTACTAAGAACGAGGAGGGTAGTCATTGGTTGGTTAAGTGTCGTAAGGCGAATGCTCTTGGTGTCGTTTCTCATGAAGTCGGGGATATTGCTTTCAAAGTCCCTGTTTCCATTGATACCAAACGTGACGTCGATACATGCGTATCCCTGCTAGCCTCTAATTTCACTTTTCATGAAGATATGACCGAAGATTCTCGTGATAAGTGTATTGCTTACCTCTATTCTCCTAAGTATACCCCCATAACTGTTTTCACCAATGCTCGTTTAAAACCAATGAAAGTCGAAGACGTTTTTATAGATGGTGACCCTTGCCCAACTATAAATGCCCTGGTTCTTGAAGCATGTAAATCTAAATGCCCTAAATATGAGCGCTACGTTACCGGAGCTTATATTAGCACCAATTCTGGTGAGTCCAACCTTCTTGCCCTTCGGGACAAAATGTGTAAGACTGGTACCGTTTACGATGCTAACCCCAAGGTCTTCAAAGCCACTGGTACAGCTTTACTAGTTCTTTTTGATGCTAAGCATAACCGCATGGAGTGCTCCACGCATCCTGATTCAGCGGATTATCTTAACTTCAATCCCAATGCTGGGAATGGGTTTAAGCATATTGAGCTTAGGTTTGCGAAAACCAAGCGTCAAATGGCTCCATTTGCTCGAAGAATAGTAAAACGATATCTCTCTCTGGTTAGAGAATATATCGGTGAAAGCGAATCCCTCATACCCCCTGCTATAACTACTCACTCTTCTAAACCTGAGGTTCGGTCTGTCGACGACCCTCCCGGTAAAATAAGAATGATTTCTATGTTAGGTCTTATACATGACTTTATTTCTAAGTTATGCACTTTACCATTTATGAAAGCCTTAGAGAGATGGATCGGATGTCTTATCGGTACTAGCATCTGGTCCACTCTAGGTTTCAGTATGATGCGTGCTATGTGCATACCTGAGTGGATGAATCTCCCCAATGATATTAGAGGGGAGGATATTACACCTGATAATGAAGAAGACTGGTTCTATGTCACCTGCGATATATCTGGTCACGATATGTCCTACTCTCCTGTAGGCTTATTCATGTATCTCCTTATGCGAATATTCTTTGTTGATTTTCCTTCTGAAGGCGACGAAGAAGCGTTTAAGGAGATGTTTGCCGTTGAATTTGCTCAAACCAATGCCAAAACCGTTAGGTGGTTTTCTGGCTACTATTATATGGTATTGGGTATTATGGCCAGCGGTTGGCTAGGAACCTCTCATATTGCTACCCTTATGACTGTTTACAGCATGTATATGGCTGTTATGCAACTCTACATAAACAATAAAATCCACCCTAAACTAGCCTTTGAAGAGGTTAGAATGGTTGCTTATGGTGATGATGTCGTACTCAAGTTACGCAAGACCAGGGTCAACGTGTTCGGAACTGACGCGTATCCTCAACATCTTGCAAATGAGTTGCTCAAATTAGGACTTACAGTTAAAGGAAGTGAAACTCAGCAATTCATGCCAACAAGAAATCATAAAAATAGATTCTTTACTCATATTAGAGGAGATGAAATACTTTCTTCTGGAATACATATCTTACAGCGATACTGGGTTAAATACAACGCCAGATATCAAGCATTGCACCCTGATTCTTCTGACTATGTTTTTATTTTGCCATGGAGAAAAACAGAGAGTTATGCCACGAAAGCCGGTACTGATGCTTTTGGATTCAAAGGTAAAGAAGGTAGGTTAAATAAGAAAAGCTTTGATGTTCATGTCATGGCCTATCTCAAAACCTTCGGCCTTTTATGCGATGCAGGTCCCAACAGAACTGCACATAACTTTTGCAAGGAAATACTAAGACGGCTTTGTGCTGCCGTGCCAGGTGTTAATGCTCTGGCATCACAAGCAGACAGAGGCCCTCTTAAAGAAGTATTTGCAAAGCTTGGCCCTCAAGCTGAATCCATATGTTCTCCCATGATTACGCAGATAGTCTATATGCCTGATAACAAGTCCTATTCCTGGATTGTTTCTCATATAGAAACTGACTTGCATGTTCGACACCTGAAAAAACCTGAATTCGTTTATCAATCTGCTGTCTCTGTCCATGGTTTACAAGTAGAAGGGACTCCTGTACTCAGAGCTGATGGAAGTATATACTACATTTAAAGTAACATTTTCTGGGCTATTGCCTGACTAATACAGAAAATTTAATAAACAAATTCAGGTTTTTTCAGGTGTCGAACATGCAAGTCAGTTTCTATATGAGAAACAATCCAGGAATAGGACTTGTTATCAGGCA